TACTGACGCAGCGTAATGACATCCACAGCCAAGATGACTTCATACCGCGTAAAGCGGGGGGATACTACTAATGACACAGAAACACATGGGTCGCAACGACCTGATTGACCGCTTAGCCGCTCAAGTCGGGAACCGTGACATGGCGATTGGCCTGCTCCGGCAGCGCGGTCAGCTCAAGGCAGACTCAGAAGAACTTACACCAGCTGGCGCGGCTCGTAATAAAATGACCGCGGAAGAACGCGCTAAAGACCGTGCATCTAAAAGCTCCGGCAAGGCCACAAGCAAGTACACGTACAACCCGAAAACTAATCGGGCAACGCTCAAATAGGACACCCCATGGACAAAGCCCTTTACCCAGCCCCAGTAGGCATCGAAGAAGATATGCCAGTAGACGGCATTGAGATTGACATCCTTGGCCCAGCCGAGGTAGATATTGACATTGAGATTACTCCGGACATGGGGGATGACTTCAACGATAACTTGGCCGAGTATATGGACAAGGGTGAGCTGTCGCAGCTAGGGTCTGAGCTGGTGGACTTGGTTGATGCCGACATTGAGAGCCGCAAGGAGTG